CACAAAGGGTGTGTTAACCAAATTGCTGCTGTTTACCACCGATTTGGAATGCGCCCGAAAAAATATTCTAAAAGGGTCATGAGTCATTTCACAAAATATGCTAAGTGTGTAATAGAAAAATTTTTTCCCTCCCTCAGTCTAGATGACTTGATAGACCATGATGAGTGGTTGAAAACTTCATCGTACAATGGTGCCCGACAAGACAAACTTAGGCGACTTAGATTGGATCTCAGATATACAAAAGAGAAACATGTGCAATCTAAATCATTCATTAAGTTTGAAGGTTATGACAAGCCGAAATGGCCTCGAGGTATCAACAGTCCTGGAGATGAATGCAAAACATTCTTAGGGCCTATGATTCACTCAGTCGACAAGAAGACTTTCTCAATGCCCTGGTTTGTTAAGGGGATGGACCCCAAGGAATTGCCCGAGAAGATGTATGAAACATTCGGGTATGAAGCCGTGCTTGAAACCGATTTCAGCTCGTTTGAAGCACACCACTATGGTCCATTTGCTGAGATCATTCTTTTTTGGATGATGCACATGATAAGAAATGTTTATGACAATGCCACACGACGAATGATTCATCGTATGATCTCAGGCATTAACAAGTGTATTTTCAAAGAAATCACTGTGGAAATGCCGCAAGCTCTCATGAGTGGCGTCTTATGGACATCATCAGCAAATGGTGTTCTGAACTTACTTATCATGTCCTATTTGCAATTGCATTCTTACCACCCTTCACTCTCAAGTTCTGAACTAGCTGACAAGTTCAAAAGCTTTGTCGGTTTTGTTGAAGGCGATGATGGAATTACCAAGGATTTCAATGTCAATCAAGATTACATTGATGCCTTGGGAGTACAACTGAAGTTTGTCCATGGTCAGAATTTTGGTGATGTTTCTTTTTGTGGCAAAACATGTGACATCACAACAAGACCTTGGACAATAATCACAGACCCCAGGAAAGTCATACACAAATTCTCGTATCTAGACACTAAATATGCGCAGGCGAAGGACTCAACACATAAAGCTTTGTTGCGGAA